TCGCTCTATACCGCACCGCTCGACGCCGATCCGTTTGACGAAGACACGATCAAGCTGGCGAACCCGGCTTACGGCGAGTTTCAGAATTCGGTCGAAGTGCTGGCGATGGCCGAGGACGCGCGGCGGATGCCGAGCCGCGAGGCCGAATACCGCAACTACATCCTGAACCAGCGGGTCGAGGCCAATTCGCCGTTTGTCTCGGCGGGCGTCTGGGCGTCCTGCGGCGCCGAGGTGCTGCCGATCGATGATGTCCCGGTCTACGGCGGGCTCGATCTGTCGGCGGTCAACGATCTCACCGCCTTGGTGCTGATCGGCCGGGTCGACGAGGTCTGGCAGGTTCACCCGGCCTTTTGGTTGCCGCGCGAGGGGCTGACCGACAAGGCGCGTAAGGACCGGGTGCCTTACGACATGTGGTTTCAGGACGGCTACCTTCAGGCGGCGCCGGGCAAGTCGGTCGACTACGAGTTTGTCGCCGCGTATTTGCAAGACGCCTTTCGCCGATACGACATCCGCAAATTAGCCTTCGACCGGTGGTCGTTCCGGCACCTTCGCCCATGGCTGATCAAGGCTGGGTTTAGCGAGCCTGAGATCGATGAAGTCTTTGTGGAGTTCGGACAGGGTTATCAGAGCATGTCGCCGGCGATGCGCGACCTCGAAGCCGAGATCCTCAACGGTCGCATTGCCCACGGCGATCATCCGGTGCTCAAGATGTGCGCCGCCAACGCGGTGGTGAAGTCGGACCCGGCTGGCTCGCGCAAGCTCGCGAAGGACGATAGCACCGGGCGGATCGACGGCATGGTCGCCCTTTTGATGGCGATCGGCGTCGCGCCGCTGAGCGAGCCCGCGTTCGACGCTTACGCGATGATTGGCTGAATTACCCGTAGCCTGAAGCTCTTTACCCCCCCCCGTTGAGAGAGCACCCGGCGACGAGACGACGGACGGCCCGCTCCCCCCGTTTCGAGCGGGCCTAGGGCTACGGGGAACTTTCACACAGGAGACAAATCATGCTGCGCTTGAAGGCGGTACTGACCGGGGCTGCGCTGCTTGCTTCGACGGCGCTGTGCACGCCGGTTTGCGCCCTGCCGATTACTATCACCGGCGAGGATAATTTCGGCAACATCGTGACCAATACCGCCGGGAGCCCGGTCAACTTTGGCCCGACCAGTGTCGGCCAGTGGTCCGCGACCGGCTCGGCGCAAGGCACACCGCCTGCACCGCTGGGTACGCTCTTTTCGAACACGATCGCGTTTGCGACCACGGGTGCTGGCAGCTTTACGTTGTGGATTACCGAGACGGGTTTGACATTCCCTCTCGGGACGATCCCGTTTCTCAGTACGCTCACGTCCAATGGTCTGACCGGGGGTGTTACGAGTGCTGACTTGACGACTCTGATCCAGAGCGACAACTCGATCCCTGGTCCGACGGTGCCGAACGGAGACTTGTTGACCTCTCACTCTTTCACCGATCTCGGCACGTTCAAAGAGACAGACAACGGCATCACCGGCGCCGGTCCCTACTCATTGACCGAACGTTACGACATCACCGCGACCGGAGTCGGCGGCGCCGATCTGACAATCATCTTGGCAGCACCACAGGCCGTGCCGGAACCCGGCTCGCTGATCCTCATGTGTAGCGGGCTCTTTGGATTGCTTGGTGTGCTCAAGTTCACCCGTCGGCGCGGCGGTTCTCCTGCGCCAGCATAAAGTTTACCGAGAAGGGTCGCGCTGAAGTGGCTTGAGAGGGGCATCTCCTCTCCTCCAAGTCCATGGGGCGGCGCGACCCCCCTTAAGCCCCGCCGGCTAAATTTAGTCGGAAGCCTAACAACCACTAAATTCCTACCAGCCCGTCGTGAGACGCGCATTCCCTTAGATGGAGTCTTCTGCGGTGGACATGATCCGCAAGGTCGCGACCGGTAAGGTCGCGGGCTCGATGACCTACATCCTGAGTGATGCCACGGTTGATCGCTATGGCGATATCATCGAGCCGGCAGGTTGGCAGCTCGCCAACTTCCAACGCAACCCGATCGCGCTGTTCGGGCACCAGGGTTCGTTTCCGATCGGCACCTGGGCCAACGTCCGCACCGAGAACGGTAAGCTTCTCGGCGACTTTATGCCGGCGGCGCGCGGCACCTCCCAACGCATCGATGAAATCGTCAACCTGATCGAGCAGGACATCCTGCGTGCGACCTCGGTCGGCTTTCAGCCGATCCAGAGCGAGCCGCTTGATGCCAAGGATCCCTATGGCGGGATCCGCTATCTCAAACAGGAGCTCCTCGAAACCAGCATTGTCAGCGTGCCGGCTAACCCGGCGGCGCTGCAATTGGCGCGTTCAATGAACGTGTCGAAAGAAACCATGTCCCTCGTCTTCAGCGGGCAAGCACGAAGCCGGGACTTGGCACTTATTCGCGGCGGGCAAGCCGAACGTCAATCGTCCAACAGAAGGACGATTCCTGTGACCACACTTTCACAACAGATCGAAGACCGGCAGTCGATGCTTAACGCTGCCAGGGACGCACTCGTAGAGCTTACCCGCGATCCGGAGCACGACACCGAGGAAGCGGACACGCTGCAACAGGAGGTCGACGAACACGAAACACGGCTCGCCTCGCTTCAGCGCAGTGAAAAGGCGCTGGCGATCCGCACGCAGGAGCAGCATCAGCAAGTCGAGCAACGGCAGGTTCCGGCACTGAACGGCGCCGGCGGCGGCCGGCGTCCGCTTGGCATTCCTGCCAAAGACGTCAGCCCTGGTGACCTGCTTGCCCGCGCGATGGTGTGCAAGTTCGTTTCCCAGGTCACCCACCGCAGCCTCGAAGACGTGCTGCAAGAGCGTTATCCGGACCACGAGGCGACCGCGATCGTCACTCGTGCCGCGGTAACCGGGGCGACGACGCTGACGCCGGGTTGGGCGGCCGAGCTGATCGTGCTCGCGCAGGCCGACTTCCTGCAAGTGCTGACCCCGGTCAGCGTCTTCCCGAGGTTGGCCGCGGCCGGTACGGCACTGACGTTCAGCGCCAACGCCGGAGCGATCAAGATCCCGTCGCGGACGATCACGCCGAGCATTGGTGGATCGTTTGTCGGTGAGGGTGCGCCTATTCCTGTCCGCAGGCTCGGCACGACCAGCATCACGTTGTATCCCCACAAAGTCGGTGGGCTTTCGGTGTTCTCGCGAGAGATCGCGATGTACTCGAATCCCGCGATCGAGGGGATCATCCGGCAAGCGATCACGGACGATACGTCGATCAATATCGACGCGCTCCTCCTTGACAGCAATCCGGTGTCGACGACTCGTCCGGCTGGTTTGACCAACGGCGTGACCGCGATTACCGCTTCGACGGCGAAGGGCTACCTGGCGATCTTGGCCGATATCCAAGCTCTCACCGGGCCGTTTTACGCCTTGAATGCCGGTCGTCGGCTGTCGATGCTGCTCAATCCGCAGCAGGGTCAGCAACTGATGTTCGCGCCTGGCCCGACCGGCGTCCCGTTCGGGTGGTCGAGCCAGTTCACCGGGCGTTTCGATGTCATCGAGTCGACCAGTGTTCCGGCGGGATCGGTGTACATGATCGATGCCGTGGACTTCGTCAGCGTTTCGGGTGCGCCCGAATTCGAAGTGTCGGAGGTCGCGACCTTGCACATGGAGGACACGGCGCCGGCGAACATCGGCGTTGCCGGCACCCCGCCGGTCGTGGCCGCACCGGTGCAATCGATGTTCCAGACCGCTCAGATCGCCATTCGTATGCTCGCCAATGTCACCTGGGCGATGCGTCGTCCGCAGATGGTGCAGTTCATGACCTCGGTGAATTGGGCTCCCTGATCCTCCCAAGCAGGAGCTCATGTTTAAGGCGGGGCTTTGGCCCCGCCATTTTTCAAACAGTTAGAACGAAAACGTACCTCTAAGTACCTGAAGGTACTTCCCCCAGGCACGAAGGATCGAGCGATGCAAGGTGCGCCTGCACCGACGCAGGACGAGGCCGACTTTCTCAAGCATCACGGTGTCGCTCTTGTTGAGGCCGCCAAGCCTGCCGCGCCTTTGCCTTCCAGCACGATGACGCCAACGCAAGACGAAGCCGACTTCCTCAAGGCGCGCGGCATGCTGCTTCACAGACCGATTTTGCCGGTCGAGCATGAGGTGCCGTGGCCGACGCAGGCGGATGCCGACGATTTGGTAGGCGGCTCGCTGGAGGTTGTCGAGACTGCTCCTCGATCACTTGAGGTGGAGCCGCCGACGCCGACTCAGGCTGACGCTGATATCGCTCGGCGGTTTGGTTTGCCGGAACCGCAGGACGTGGACCCAACCGCGCCATCGGATGCTCTGCAAGACCCGACGCAGCCCGAGGCTGACATTTACAAGCTGATGTCGGCTGGCGTGCTTGAGTTCATTACGGCTTGGGACAACGGGGCTACGACCTGGGATCACAAAACCACCGTCTGGGACAGACAGGCATGAGTTCGCAGATCGACATCACCAAACCTGCTGCGGTGCTCGCCTACACTGCCGACGTGCGCGCTAATTTCGCGATTGCCGCCGATGAAATTTCCGCGTTGCAAGCTCCGCGCATGGGCGTGACTGACGGGTCCGACGCAGTATCGGGCGAGGTTGGCGAATACCTGACGACAGACAACATCGACGGCGTCTCTTTGGACGCCAACGTAGCGGTGGCAATATGCACCATGCCGCTGCCGCCGGGTTGCTGGGAGGTGTGGGGTTGCTGCGACTT